CGCTTCGCGCCGTGGAAGATGGCTGGATCTGCGACCACTGTGGATACACGCAATCCAATACGGCGAACAGTGATTATAAACACCACCTTCCAACAAAACCATGACACCAACACCACGAACAGATGCTCCAGAGCGGTTGAGTCCTACCGATAGTTCTGATGTCGAGCTATCCCGCGTCTGGCAGCACATGGCGAGCACACACAATATCAACCTCACTTCTACTGAGGAATATGACATCAAAAGTGCCGCCCTTGATGATTACGACGCCGAGCGAATCAAGCAGGAAAATCGAATTATGCGATTGGAGGCCGATGCTGCGGGAGACCGCGCACGTTGTGATGCGGCCAAGAAAGAAAACGACGCATTGCACAAAGCTCTCGCCGAACTCAATGAGCGGCTGATTGACCGTCAGAAAACCCTGATGACAGCACTCGTTGAACTCCAAGACGCTAAACGCCAGATCAGATATTTAACTGCCTAAACCATGAAACCTAACTATTACAAAATCATCGAAGACTGTATTGCTACAGGCACATCGCTGGGATACGCACGAGCACACAAGCATGACGACACGCCCGAGCGTGTAGTGCTCGAAGAGAAAATCATCGCTGCCATCATGGAGCAGGTAAACGAGAACTTCGTTTTTGATCACCCCTTCGAGACTTCGCAACTATGAAAGCTAGACGCGATAGGTGTTGACAACTGTGCAATAGGTTTCACATTTTAGAAACCATGCGAAATAAAGAATCCATTGGCTCGCGACTGCGAGCGGCAAGAAACACACAAGGGTTGACACTCTCCGCTCTGAGCAAATCATCTTCGGTAGGCATTGGAACGATCTCTGAGATTGAGAATCACACTTCCCGCATACCGACAGTTCGCACGCTACGCAAGTTAGCTAAAGCACTTGGCATAACGATCAACGATTTAGTAGGTTCCGAATAACTGGTTAGTTTATAACCCTATATGTCTGCCAAGTATCTTTTTGGTCGCTCTGTAAAGAGCAACCAGCTATCACCATCATCTGCCCGCACGTTCACTGAGCTGATTAAAAAGCACATAGAACCTGCCTTTAAGCTCGCGATGACACGCGATGTTTATCAGAACTTACAAACGCGGGAGGAAAAACTCTCAGCCAAGGATGGACACTACCTCATTCCATGCACCATTGACTCCGAAGAGCCATCGCGTGCCGCCGAGCATCGCCCAGGACCGTGCAACCTTGTATTTATTGACATTGACGAGGCCAAGGATGCTCGAACGCTGATTTCTCGACCTGACAACATGGTGCGAGCACTAAGCGATTGGAACTTTGCCGCTTACACGACAGCGAGTTCGACGCCCGAGAAGCCACGTCTCCGCGTCGTGGTAGATGCAGACAGTATTCCAGCGGATAACTACGAGAAGGTGGTCCACTTTGTCGCGTCGAAGCTAGGCTTGCAGGAGGTCACAAGTGAGTCGCTCAAACCCAAGCAGCCGATGATCTTACCCAGCATCTTCTCAGATGATGACCCAGACACGCAGCACCCGCTTATTGTCTGCCAACTTACAGGCCGAGCGCTCACGGTTAGGGACATCGCTAGCTTCGATACAAAGATCGAAGTGGCAAAGGTGGTAGGCAAAGCCATCCATAAAGCTGAAGGCTGGCACGGGGAGAACGAAGATGATGGACTGCAATACTTGAGAGCGCCATTGTTAGGAATTACCGTCGATATGGCTCGGGAGGCTCTTAAATGCGTAGATCCCGACAAGGACTACTTCACATGGCTCGACATGGCTTCGGCCCTCAAGCACCAGTGGGGGCACTCAGACCCAGATGCAGCTTTCCACCTGTTCGATCAATGGAGCATGGATGGAAAAGGTGGTAAATACCTTGGTGAAGATGACACGCTCGCCAAGTGGAATTCTTTGAAGCCAACACCTAAAGGTCGTTTGCCCGTAACCATTCGATCTCTAATCAAGCGAGCCACGGAAGCAGGATGGAACGCAGCTCCCGCCAAGGAGGCGTGTTTCAAAGCTGTGCAGGACTGGATCACATTAGAAGCCCGAACGATTCAAGACTTCTCGGTCACAGCATTAGAGCGTGTCGCTGCCCTGCCAGCACCTACAGCATCCGAGGAGTCCATGCTACTCGGAGCTATCTGTTCACTACTCAAAGAAAGACACGGTGAGCGCGTAACCAAGACTGACTTGGCAAAAGACTTGAAGAAGTTGCGTGATCGTAGAGCTAGGGCCAAGGACGAGAACCGTGAAAAAATACCAGCGTGGTCAATCGGTTGGTGTTACGTTACCAAAGACTGCTTGTTCTTTCGTCCGACCACCGGACAGCGCATCAATGCAGAAGCACTCAACTCGGCATACAGTCGTGAGCTTCTTCCCACAAAGGATTGGTTGGAATCACAGGGTAAGGACGCCACGCCAGAGGAAGCAAGCAAGCCGATTATGTTCCCAGCAGACTACCTGCTCAACCATCAGAAGTGTCTGGTGTGCGATGGTTACATCTACGATCCGAGCAGCCCAAATGACGTGTACTCAGACGACGCTAACGGATTCAGATCAGTGAATTACTACCAAAAATGCACCACCAAACCTGACTCTGACGCATCCGCTAGCGCGTCCCTTATGTGGATCAACCACCTGTCCAAACTTATAAAAGAACCAGAGTACCGTCAGGTTCTCACGGACTACATCGCCTACATGGTGCAGTTCCCCGGTCGAAAAATCCGCTGGGCTATATTGATTCAAGGCGCTGAAGGCTGCGGCAAGTCTTATCTATCTAAAATACTCTCCACAGTTCTTGGTGAACCAAATGTCAAGATGATCAATAATGACATCCTGAGATCGACATGGACCGACTGGGCTACAGGCTCACAGGTGGTAATTCTTTCGGAAATCCGCGTATCAGGGCAAAATAGGCATGACATTATGAATCGTCTCAAGGAGGCAATTACCGATGATCGCATACCCATTAACCAGAAGGGCAAAGACAGCCGCACCGTGGTCAACGTGACCAATTACATCGGATTTACCAACTTTCCAGACGCATTGGCCGTAGGAGAAGGAAGTCGTAGATGGTTTGTCATTAAATCACCCTTGCAAACTCCTGAGCAGGTAAAAGCGCTTGGTGAAGACTATTTTGATGAGCTATTTCAAGACCTATTGCAGAACCCTGGAGGCTACCGAGCCTTTTTTGAGACCTGGAACATCAGCAGCGATTTCTCCCCAGACGGTAGAGCACCCGAAACCATCTATCTCAAAGAGATGATCGAGGACAGTGCCGACGTAGTTTCTGCATCCATCAAAGAGCTGATTCGCGAGAATGAGAATCCTTTGATCGCAGACGACCTTATTTCTCAGACGATTTTGAAGGAATATCTTGATACGAAAGAAACGTCACAGTATGTTACTCGAATCCTTCGAGAAAACCAATACAACTTGGTCTTTGGAAGGGCTGAGATAAACGGAATCAAACATCGGCTCTGGATCAAGTCAGGGTCGTTTGAAGGTCTTGAGCCTTCACAAATATACGAAATCGCGAGATCGCGGCACAACCAAAATGAAGGAGACTGGATATGACAGAACTTAGACGCAGGCACATTCTTGCCGCCATCATAAGCAGTTTAATTTTTTTAAGCAGCTACTTTTTTGAAAATACACGATGGCTATTAGGCACAGGATGTTTCTGCATCGTTCTGATGCTGCTCATTTTTGCACCGCTTTTAACTGAAAACTAACAGACTATGAAAGCCATCGACTACACCCTACCCTTTTACAAGAAATGTCTATCCCAGCACATCTGGGACTGGCGGAGCCGCTTCGTCACGACTCACGTTGCCGCTCACCATGAGCACAACGAAGAGATGCTGAAGCAGGTCGCACATGAGCGCGGGGCCGAGTTCCTCGAAGCCTTCAACCAGCATACTACTCAACCCATTTTCCCGTTTGCTGGAATCCCAGCAACGGAAATCAAACCAAACCAAACACCCAATACCAACGCTACGATGAAACTCGAAATCAACATCCCCGACGAACTCTTCAACCCACTTGTGCAAGCCATTGACCGCCTCACGGCGGCTGTCGCGGCAGGTGGATTCACCCAGCCATCGTTCACCATCACGACCTCTGAGGGAGTCACAGGCACCACACCTGTCGGCAGCGTCGGTGAGACGACTCCTGAGCCTGAGCCTGAGAAGCCCAAAGCAGGTCGCCCGAAGAAGGAGAAAGTCACCACACCTGAGCCTACGCCAGTCGTTGAAACTGCCGCTGTCGAGGAAACACCTGCTGAAGAAGCCCCCGCCAAGGTCAAAGTGCCAACAGGCCCAGAACTTTCCGAGAAGGTCAAACCACTCGCAGCTCACCCCGAGCTTCAGCAGGACTTGATTCGCTTCAAGGCCAACGAGTTAAAGATCAACGGCCCGATTCGCCTTGTCACCGACACAGAAGCTCTTGCAAAGTTTGACGCGAAAGTGACTGAGCTTCTCGCCAAGATCCCAGCCGAAGTTTAACCCTACCTGTTAGCCTGAGAGGTCCGATCCCTCTTGGGCTAACTCGATCAACTACTCTCATGTCTAAACCCTCAAAAATTTCACTTGCGGCAAGTTCGTCGGGCTGTTGGTCGAAATGCACAGCCCAGCCCCATTACGTCTTAGCCAACGCGAAGCACATCCCGCCACAGGACACCCAGTTCTCCGTGGAAGGAACGAACGCGCACACAGTTGTTGAGTGTCTGTTCAAAGGTCTTCCGCTGCCTGCGTTCGCAACGCCAGAGATGACCAAGCACGCCACCAATTTCGTAGCTTACTGTTCGCAGTTTGAGAGCGACTGGGCTTACTCAGAGTTGAAGGTCGATCTGTTCTACATGCCAGGGCGCAATGGTTACGTTGACTGGTGCTCCTTCGCTCCTGACGTGATCGACATTGCTGACTTCAAGTACGGTCAGGGTGTGTCCGTCTCAGCCAAGGAGAACCTTCAGATGTCCATCTATGCTCGTAGCGCCATCAAGCAGAAGAAAATCCCCGTTCGACCCGACACCAAGGTCCGATTACACATCGGACAGCCACGGGTCAGACAAGGTGAGCGCATCAGTGTGTGGGAGATCAATTACGCCGAGTTGGAGCAGTTCACCGATGACAACGTGGTAGGACCATCACAGGTCATCCTCAACCGAACAGATGACCTCACCTTCCACTCAAGCGACAAGACCTGCCAGTTCTGTCCAGCCAAGACCTTCTGCGGGCTGAAGGGATACGAGCCAGCGTTCGCCTACCAGGGCGCAATGAGAGCACAGGCAGTGACTAAAGGCACACCATTGGAAGACTTGACCAAAGGAGCTATCCCTGTCCTAAAACCTGTAAGTGAGACATCTGATGACGTGATTGTGAGCATCATCACCCGTAAGTCAGAGATTGTCGCATGGCTCAACACCTTCGAGAAGTATGGACTTCAGATGGCAGCGAGCGGCACAGCACTCCCTGGCACCAAGATCGTCACCAGTAAGGGTGGTCATCGGTCGTGGAGTGACCCGCTTGAAGCCAAGATCATGTTCCTTGAGCTTGTCGAGTCTGGCAAGATCACCAAAGACCAAATTATTGAGGAGAAGTTGCTCACGCCCAAGCAAGCCGAGGAGTTTGAGTTCGATTTCGAGAAGGACAGATGGAAGGAAGTCCAATCCCTTATCTTCAAGCCCAAAGGCAAGCCTGTGCTCGCGTCACTGGATGATCCACGCCCAGCTTACACAGGTGAGGCTGACATCTCAGGACTCTTTGATGAGGAAGAAGAAATTTGAAGATTCAGTATTGACACTTCTGAAATCAGAAACTATGCTTGACTCCTCGACTCCAAAAGTCCTTACCTACACCACCATGAAGTAATCTACCATACGCCAGCACGCGCAAGCAGGTTCACGGGAGCCGCTGGAGGAAGCAAACCGTTCTATGATCATACAACGAAGGAGACTGAGTAACCTGCCTGTAAGTGGCTGCTCAATTTGCTGCGAAACACAAAACCGATACCCCTATGAGCACTAACACCACCCCCGGCGAAATCGCCCTCCGCAACGTCAAACTCACCTATGTCCACGTCGATAAGCCGTGGGCTAAACAGGGAGACCCTGAAGACAAGAAGAAGTTCGCCATCACTCCGGTCTTGCCGAAGAACCACCCACAGGTCGCCGCTTTGCAGGCTGCTGCAAATGCAGTCGCCGTCGCTAAGTGGGGTGACAAGCTCAACAAGTCTGTTTTCCCGACCTACTGCATCCGTGACACCGACTTGCCTACAGAGGCGAAGCATCGTGCCAAGGACGGCTTTGGCCCAGGCGTGTTGTTCTTCAACGCATCCCGCAAACCTGCTGATGGACCTCCTGCCGTTCGTCACAAGTCAGTGGCGTCAGGCACCGTGCAACTTAACCCTGCCACCAACCCGAACGAGTATCCTTACTCAGGCTCACTCGGCAGCGTCGTGGTGAAGTTTTGGGCACAAGACAACATCCACGGGCAGAAGATCAACTGCGAGTTGGTCGCTGTTGCCAAGTCCGCAGAAGGCGAGAAGTTGTCTGGAGGAGGCACCGACACCGAAGCCGCAGCCGCCTCGATCATGGAAGAAGACGAGGTGTAACCGATTGAGAAATTTAGGGGTGCGTATTCTCACTAATCAAATGTGATCCCCGAGAAGGTGCAAAGCCTTCACTTACTTTTCACAATCTTATGGCTAAAAAAGCATCATCCAAAAAACCAAACCTATCAGTCGGACGTGGCGAGAAGTTGCCAGTATCCAAAGGTGCTGGACTCACTGCTAAAGGCCGCGCCAAGTATAACGCTGCTACAGGGTCAAACCTAAAGGCACCCGCCCCCAAGCCCAAGACCGAGGCAGACAAGGGCAGGAAGGCTAGCTTCTGCGCTCGCAGTTCCTCTTGGACTGGCGAGCGGGGCAAGGCAGCACGCAAACGCTGGGCTTGCTGACACAATTTGTGAGCTAGGAAGGAACGCCTAGCAATTCAAGACTCCTACCTGTATGGCGTAGAGCAGGGTAAACCGAGCGGTAAAGTCCGTATAACGCCAGCAATTTCCACGGTCCCTTGTGTTTTTCATATTCCGCAAGGTAGGTGTTCTCTCCCGAATCACCCGCACCAGCCAGTCCTGTGCGCCCAGTCGAAGCAGGTGGTTTCGTTTCCACCCTCTAACCTGTTGTGAGTCGCAACAGGGCTTTGCAAAAGATTGGCCCGACTCACCTTTTTGATAGTAGAGTCCAGCGTCGGGGTGCGAGAGCACCAGATCGAGCGATTAGTCATCGCAGTGCAGGCTTAGACTGAGCTTGCCCGCTGGACTCTACTATCTGAAGGTTGAATTGAGCGGACATGGAGAAGCATGGCGACTTCCTCAATCCAAGGTTAGCAGCAGGTTCGACTCCTGCCATGTCAGCGGGGACGCCCGCAACGCTCAATTCAGCCTTCCATAAAACTAATTTCTGAATAACCAAATGAACTTTTCTAACATGCGTATATGGACAGGCCAAAAAGAACAAGATGGGTGTCGTTTGGAGGTAAGTGACCCGTGGTTCTACCGAACGGAATTTGAACTCATAGCCAAGCAGCATCGAGAAACTTCAATAGGAGCTAAGTTTGTAGCCTTCCCAGCTTTCAAAGATGGCTACCTCCACAGCATGATGGTGTTCATGCTTCCTCCATACAATCACGCTGGATAACCAAATGCCTCTGACTCTCCATCTTGATTTCGAGACAAAAAGTAGGTGCGACCTGCCGAAACGAGGCGCGTACCGTTATGCAAACGACGCTTCGACATCTATCTTGTGCGTGGCGATTGCAGAAGGGAATGGCGAACCTGTGCTGTGGAACACTTGGCAACGCCCCCATTTTTCCCCTGCTTGGAACTTGATTGAAGCAGCGTCAGACCCCAGCACCATCATCTACGCCCACAACGCGGGATTCGAGCGCTCAATCAGCGATGCTCTATGGACCAAGACCTTTGGACTGCCAGCACCCCACTACTCACAGTGGCGTTGCACCGCAGCAATGGGAAGGCGTGCGGCACTGCCAGCTAGTCTGGAAAAGCTGGCAGAGGCGCTCAAGCTCGGACATCAGAAAGACCCGAAGGGGAAGGCGCTCATTCGCAAGTTCTCGATCCCACAAACCGTGGGCAAGTTGAAAGGGCAGTTCATCAACCCCGAGGACGAGCCAGAGGCATTCAAGGAGTTCTGCCAGTACTGCATCCAAGATGTCAAAGTCGAGCAGGAGATTCACCGAGTCCTCAAAGACTTCGAGCTTTCTGGCATTCCGCTTGAGACGTTCATCCTCGACATGGAGATCAATGGTCGTGGCTTCCCCGTGAACCTCGACGCCCTGCACAAGGCTCTCAAAATTGTAGAGGAGGAGAGTGAAAGGCTCGGCGGAGAGTTTACCAAACTGACAGGATGCTCACCCAACCAGAATGCCGTGTTCCTCGCATGGCTCAAGGAACGTGGCTACGAGGGCGACAACCTGCGTGCTGAGACGTTGGAGGAGACACTGGAAGATGAAGACTTCGACCCAACAACCGAGGTCGGACAGGCGCTCACCCTCAAGAAGCAAATCAGCTACGCCTCGCTCAAGAAGATCCCGTCAATGATCAACTGCGCTGGGCCTCACGACAACCGAGTTCGTGGAACACTCACTTTCCACGGTGCGGGACCGGGGCGATGGAGCGCGACACTGGTGCAGCCTCAGAACTTTAAGCGTCCGACCATTGATGAGACGGAAGCAGTCTATGACGCCATCTGCTCGGGCTGCGATGCGACGTGGCTGCGTGAGATATATGGATCACCCTTGGAGATGGTGTCATCAAGCATCAGACACTTTATCCACGACACCGAGAATGGCGACATGCTGGATGCTGACTACGCAGCTATCGAAGCTCGCGTCATCGCATGGCAGGCACAAGAGGAGTGGAGACTTGAGGTGTTTCGCACTCACGGCAAGATTTACGAAGCATCGGCTTCTCAGATGTTCAAAGTCCCTTTCACTGAGTTTGAGCAATACAAGAAGGAGCATGGTAAAGTCCACCCGCTGCGCCTGAAGGGGAAGGTGGCAGAGTTGGCCCTCGGCTATCGTGGAGGACCTGGGGCAATGGAGAAGATGGGTGCGCTCAAGCAAGGACTCACCAAGAAGGAGCTACCTGCCATCGTGAAAGCATGGCGCGAGGCTTCCCCGAGCATCGTCAAACTGTGGGATGAAACCGAAGCCGCAGCGGTGCAGGCTGTCAGAACACCTAACATCAAAATTCCATTCGGTGTGCGGTGTCACTTCATCAGCACTCGGACGGCGGGGATGAACTACCTTTTCATGGTACTGCCAAGCGGTCGCCGTATTGCTTACCCAGATCCTATGATTGAGAAGGTGCTTGTGTGGGGCGTGAAGAAGATCATCAAAGATGAGAACGACGGAGATGTGGAGGAGATGAGCTGGTTCAAGATTCTCAACCCCACCACTGATCAGATTCTTCAGGTTAAAGAGAAGCACTCGAATGCCCGCACCAAGGACGGCTTGACAATCTTCAGCCAGCTACCCAAAACCGTCCATTGGGGGAGATCGCTGACTCACGGCGGGATTCTCGTTGAGAACTGTGTCCAGGGTATAGCCTTCGACTTCATGGCAGAAGGTGCCCTCAACGCCAGCAAAGCAGGCTACGAAATCTGTGCCCTCATCCACGATGAAGCCCTGTCAGCCTACCATCCTGAGCAGGGACAGACGCTTGAGGAGTTTGTCGCGCTTTTGACAAAACTTCCTGCATGGGCTGACGGAATGCCGTTGAAAGCAGAGGGTGATGTCGTTAAATTCTATAAAAAATGACCCACACCCTCAACACTTGGCCGAATATTTTCGACCGCATCAGGTCAGGCATCCAGCCGTTCGACATCCGAGCCAACCTTCGTTTCAGCGAGGGTGACACCATCATCCACAAGGAGTTTGCTCCATGTGAGACGTGCCGGGGCACAGGCGAGGCAGGAAACATCGTTGACGCATGTCCTACTTGTGTGGGCAAGCGTGGCACCTACACAGGCAGGACACTCGAATCGACTGTGACCTGCGTGTCCTCCTTCAAACAATCCTTCAACACCGTAGTCCTCGGACTCGACATAACGAAAGACGAGAACCCATGAGCGACACAGGCAACTCCATTACCCCCACCGAAGCCGAGCACGACGAGCACTACGCTCACAAGTGCTGGGGCTGTGACAAGCCCTTCAAGCTGTGCGGAGAAAGGCCCGCAGGCGAGTGTAAAGATGGCGACCTGTGCCAAGACTGTATGGATGCTAGACAAAAACTAACCGACGAAGAACAATGACACACGAACCACTCGAAAAAGAAATTGAAAAAAAGATCGGCGACTACGCCAAGAAGCATGGATGCCTCTATTGGAAGCTCACATCCCCCGCGAACCGTGCCGTGCCCGACCGCATGATCTGCACCAATCGCGGGATCGTCGGGTTCCTTGAAGTCAAGCGTCGGGGGTGCAAGCCCACCGAACTGCAACTTGTCAAGATGAAGGAACTCAAAGACCGAGGACATCAAGTGACATGGTGCGACAGCGTGGAGGCGGGCATTCGATTTGTGGATGACCTGCTGAACCCATACCCAACATGTGAGGAAATATGAATTTCCCCTCCTCAGAGCCTCAAGACCTGCTCACTGACCACCTTCTTGCCCACCCCCATGCTCTTGGCTTTGTCGGGGTAGGAATCGGCAAGACAGCGGCAACCTTAGCCGCCTTTGCACATCTGCGTAAGTCAGGAGAGTCGTGTGGTGCGTTGGTCCTCGCTCCTGTGCGGGTAGCCAACCTCACTTGGCCCCTGGAAGTGCAACGCTGGGATGACTTCAACTCGCTGCGTGTGGCTAACCTGCGACAGGAGAGCGGGAAGCGTGCGTTCCTGCAAGGCACGGCTGACATCTATGTCTGCAACTACGAGGCGATCCCGATGTTACTACGGCTAGTGGAGGCGAGGAAGAAGACGGGAAAGGGGCTACCCTATGACACGCTGATTATTGATGAGTCCACCAAGATCAAGAATCCATCAGCCAAGCGAGCCAACGCCTACCGCCGTGAAGTGCCCCATGCCAGCCACAAGCGCATCTGGGCGCTCACAGGAACGCCAGCACCCAACTCCCTGCTCGACCTCTTTGCACAAGCCCGCTTCGTGGATGGTGGTCAGCGTCTCGGCAGAGCCTTCGACCTGTTCAAGCAGACCTACTTCAAACAGTCGGGCTACCAAGGCTATCAGTGGAAAGAACTCCCAGGGTCGAAGAAAGCCATTGAGCAGCGCATCCATGACATCACGCTCACGCTCAGATCGAAAGACTGGCTCGACATACCAGACACCGTGGTTGAGGACGTGGACATCCACCTCCCACCCAAACTGATTGCAGACTACAAAGCATTCGAGAAGGAGCTAGTGCTCCAGATTCGACAAGACAAAGAGATCACAGCGACCAATGCTGCCGCTCTTGTCTCCAAGCTGCTTCAGTTCACCTCGGGCAGTCTCTACGACGAGGACAAAAAGTACCATGACATCCACGAACTAAAACTGGATGCTCTCGCCAAGATTGCCAAGGAGACCAAAAGCCCGATTCTGGTTGCCTACGCTTTCCAGCATGAATCTCACCGCATCAGAGCAAGGTTTCCACAAGCTCGGTTCTTCAGTGACGCGAAGACACCCGAGGCTCAGAGAAAGCTCTTGGACGACTGGAACAGCGGGCGAATTGAGATGCTGGTAGCTCACCCCAAGTCCATTGGTCACGGGTTGAACATGCAGGGTTATCCAGGTGTCGTGATCAACCTCATCGTTTGGTTTACCCTGACGTACAGCCGGGAGGACTATGAGCAGCTTATTGCTCGTCTTGTGCGTCGAGGTCAGGAGAACTTTGTCACAGTCTATCGCCTGATGGTCGAGAATACCGTGGACTGGGCGGTAGCCACTGTGATCGAGGACAAGCGTGCGACCGAAGATCGGTTACTTACTGCTTTGCAGCTTTTGGAATCGTGCCGCGAGGTGCCTTTGAAGACGAAGAGAAATGACAGTAACTACTTGGAGGGAGAATGGATCTGACATGCCTCAGAAACCGACCATCTGGGCACGCAACGCCCGTCTCCGACTGCTGACCGCCCTCGGCGGATGTTGTGCTGAGTGCTTCGCTCTAACACACTTGGAGTTTGACTGTATCCTCCCACAAGGACACGTCCATCACACGCTAGGCACAGCCAAGCGGATGACGTTCTACCGCAGGCAACACACAGAGGGTAATCTGCAAATCCTGTGCAACCGATGCAATCGTCAGAAAGCGAAATTGGATGTTGTATATTTGAAACAAAAGCTAGAGACTGAACCATTCTGAATTATGAAGCACACCTCAAAAAGATGGCGCTAATCGTCCCAACCACCAAGAAAGAGATCAACAAGCTATACCGAGTCAAGTATGGGTTAAAATGGAACCCTCTTTGTGGCGCAAATGGTCAGCCCGTAGCACAGCGCCCAGATGTCTTCATCGAACAAGAATGCTTACGCTTCTACGACATCCTCAAGAAGCAGCCGGGAAACTTGATGCTTACTTGGGAAGAACACTTCCAGAAGTTTGTTGAACTGATCTGGAATAATAAGGAGTGCAGTTACAAATTCTCTTGGAACCCTTTAGCCCTCAGAATGCTGAAGGAAGTCAGAAATCACCGCTTTCTTGGTGTCTCGGGACACGCTTCATCGGGGAAATCGCAGTTTGGAGCTATATGGGCACTCGCTAACTTTCTCATTTCGCCAGAGGATACCCGAGTTCTTGTCACTTCTACGTCCCTTCAAGAGTCAAGACTGCGTATTTGGGGGACAATCGAGCGCTATTGGGGTGAAGCAGAAAAGTATTTTTCGCAAGTTTCAGCCTCGCTCAACTCACCGCCGTCTATGCCAGGGAAGTTGGTTACTTCGTCAGGTAAGATCACAGGATTCATCAACGGGAAAACAAACGACCTCGTAGGTATAGCTTTGATTGCAGGAGGTAAAGGCAACGATGGCGATGCATCCACAAAAATTGGTTTCAAATCTCAAGGCAAACTGATCCTTGTTGCTGACGAACTTCCGCTATTGACTCACAAACTTTATGAATCTACGAGCAATTTGCTCTCGGTTGATGGTTTCCAGATGCTCGCTACAGGAAATTTTACTTCTGCGTTCGACCCATTCGGAATGTTTACTGAGCCAGAAGAAGGCTGGAGCAATGTCACCGAGGACATGTATGCGTGGCGAACTAAAGTTGGTGGGTATTGCATTCGCTTCGATGGTGAACAATCTCCCAACGTCATCGCCAAGAAAGAGATTTACCCCGGTCTTCTGACAGAGAAAGGCTTGCAGGAAATTCGTGAACGTAACGGTGAAAAGTCTCCAGCGTTCTACCGGATGATTAAATCTTTCCCCTGCCCAACGGGTCAGGAGCACATGATCTACAGCGAGCCAGAACTGATCGGAAACTTTGCAGATCACATAGGCAATACACCTTGGCTCCGCAGACCAATCCCACTCGCGTTTCTCGACCCATCATTCTCGACAGGCGGGGATGCTGCCGCAGCCTCGTTCGGTCTGTTGGGTGATGCACAGGTCGCAGGCAAGACTGTCACCATATTGGAGAAGGTCGCTACCATCGACCTGATGATGAAGGTGAACGCTCGGGCCAAGGATTATGACCGCAACGAGCAGCTCGCTGACCTGTTCATCACTGAATGTAACCTGCGTGGTGTAGCAATCGAGGACCGAGGAGTCGATGCAACTGGTGGGGGAGATCCATTCGCTTCGTTGATGGCTATCAAGATGGGCAAAGGCTTTCAACTTGTCTCCTTTGGTGGTGCGGCTTCTGATGCGTCTGTCAGCAAGACAGATACACGTCCAGGCAAAGACCGATTCGTCAACAAAGTCTCAGAGCTTTGGTATGTCGGGAAAGAGTTTGTCCTATCAGGACAGATTCGCGGCCTTGATCCTGAGACGATTCTAGAACTCATCAACCGCACCTATAAGTCCATCGGTCGGCGCATCCAAGTCGAGCCAAAGGACAAGATGAAAGAGAGAACCAGCGGTCGAAGCCCCGACCGTGCGGACTCATGGGTAGGGTTGCTGGAGGTGGCAAGGCGCAGGCACAAGTTCATGGCAGCAGCCCGCGCAGCCATTCAACCTGCAAAGATTGAGACTCCTGACGACTGGTTCGCCCCACCCAAGGAAGAGAAGGGCAAGAAGTTCCGCGACTTCTTTGGCACCGACGTTGGATTTCACAATGAGGGAAATTTCGCTTGGGGCGAAGAACTTCATTGACTCAAGACGTTGGCGGTTCTATTTTTAGAAACCCTATGACCCAAGCAACTATTTTTCTTAACCAAGTGCGAGCACGCATCTCCGAACAAACCAACTGGTCGCGTATTGCTCGCTTCCCTTACTCATACAAGCACAAAGAACGCCAGAAACGGGTGTTCGTCATCACCCGCGAAGATAGACGATTTACCGTCGTCGCTGACAACTTTACTCAAGCCGATAATCGCCTGACATCTCTCCTAGCATGAGTGACTATTTGATTTTTGCCGCTGGCTTCCTAACCGCTTCATTGCTCTCGGCTGCGTACATCTTCCATCTTTGCAACCAGCACATCGCTGATCTCCACGATGTCAAAGAAGCTGGGCGCAAGCGTGGTTATGCTGAAGGCTACCAACGCAAAGCTCTGTCGGCTTATGCACCAACCAACTGAATCTATGCCCACCAAAGATCAGTCCCTCGAACTCCTGAAAGTCGCTACCCTGGTTCTTCTTGTAGCTGCCTGCTTTGGGTTAGCTCAACAGCGTGAGAACCTAAAAGCCGAAGCTGTGAAACACGGAGCCGCCGAGTGGTTGGTAAACCCCGACACCGGAGACACGACCTTCACTTGGAAAGAGAAATAATTTTATGACTGACCAAATCGCACTCGACTCCCACACCTCTGAATGCTCTCTCGCCAGAGGTGACTTTGCACCATTCCTGACAGGGAGCCTTATCCTAGAGATGGGTGCAGGAGGTGACACGACTGTCCCTCACGCTCTCACCTTCGACATGCCGCAGCCCTACACCCGTGTCGGCGGGGTTCCTCAGATCCTCCGAGGTGACTGCCGCAACCTCGGCATGTTCTGTGATGGAGTCATTGATGGCATTGCCAGTCATCACCTACTGGAGGACTGGACCTACAACGATTTAGTGCCCCTGCTGGCTGAGTGGCGTCGAGTGTTGAAGGTTGGCGGTGTCATCTGCACCAACTGTCCTAACCAGCAAACCTTCTTGGCCCACTGTGCTGCGACAGGCCAAGGAACGAATGATGCCCACAAGGAGCCAGACTTCAGCATTGGCAACTTCGAGAGGTTGGTGTTGGCAAAGACTGGACCTTGGAAGACTGTGCTGCGTAAGCCAGTGGTGCCTCCGTATTCATGGTATCTTGTGATTGAAAAAGCATGAAGCACCCAAAGATTTACATTCTGAGCGCCCACGCGAAAGGAGACATCGACGGCACGACGATGCAGAACATCCTGTGCCATCTCCCCAATCGCACGACCGAGCTTGTCGAGGCAGACGCGGTTCTGGTGCCAGTGTCTCACTTTGAAGACTTCAAAATGAACCCGCTTCTCAGAAAAGTGAAGAAGCCTATCATTCTGATGGATTTCATGGAGTATTACTCAGGAACCTCTGAGAACGTGACTCACCTGTTTGGGTCGAGGCATCGCGAAGCATGGTACAACTGCCCTGGGGGCGCATGGGACGAGTTTCACCAGTGGTGCGTGGAGAACCCGCCCGTGCTGACCTTCAAGCGTGAACTCTACCAGTGTGACGCCTCAGACAAGGTGGTGCCTATTGAGTGGCCTTGCTACCTGCCCGCGTGGGAGATCGAGCCAAAGTCCAACTTCGATGCTCGCCCTTTTGAACTGTTCTTCAACTGGGGGATGAGCCACCACTCTCGCCCTGCGTTTGCTGCTCAGGCTTATCAACTAATGGCAGAAGGTAAGATCGACATCGTTTCCCACTTTGACTGCATCGACTCCAAAGCTAATGAGCCGCACCGCAAGTGGATCAGCATCCACTCCCCCCACACGCACCGCACCAACATCAACGAGATTGCTCGCAGACAGGCCCAGTCGAAGATGAGTCTTTCGCTGCCTGGGGCGGGTGTTAAGTGCTTCCGTAGTTGTGAGCATCTAGTCCACACAGTCCCTCTGAAGCTACAGGACAGCATGGCTTGGTCCTTCCCGTGGGAGCATGGAGAGAACTGCCTTCAACTACCGTGGTCTTCCAACATGGCTTTAGACGCTTACGACTACGCCAAGCACTTCGACCTTCACTCTATCTATGCGTCGGCTCAAGACCTTGCTGACAGATACCGAGTCCACCGCTACACTGCCGAATACATCATGCCCCGCATCCGCCGAGTCCTATGAATTTTGACCTTATCAAGAAGCACATCAACCCGAAGTCGATTTTAGACGTGGGAAGTAACGTCGGTCACTGGCACAACGAAGCCCGACTGCACTGGCTCAACGCCTACTTCTTCCTTATCGAAGGCAATCCAGCTTGTGCCGAGCAGCTAGCTATGACTGGAGCCAGTATGCGAATCGCCCTGCTGAGTGACACTGAGAAGGAGGTGACGTTCTTCACGCGCAATGATGCTCCGACCTGCACAGGGGCAAGCTACTACCGTGAAAACACTGAGTTCTACGATGAAAGCAAAGCAGTCCCTCACACCATGCTCACGCAACGCCTAGACGACGTGGTGGAGGGCCATACTTTTGAGCTTATCAAGATCGACACCCAAGGCAGTGAACTGGACATCCTTCGCGGAGCGCCCAACACCCTCAACGCAGCTAGAGCCGTCATCATGGAGGTGAGTCTCACCAACTACAACGAGGGTGCGCCTCAGATGAGTGAGACGGTCATGTTCATGGAGGCCCACGGCTTCTACCTAGCCGAGAATCTTGGCGATATTGTCCACCCTGTTCAACGCAACGTCATCCAACGCGACTGTCTTTTCCTCCGCTTATGAGCCTTCAAATTGTTGCTGTCGCTAATGGCGAGCCAACTCACGACTACCTCAAGAGAGGCTGGGAAGCCTTTCTCAAATCATCGAGGCGTTATGGCTTCGAGCCGTTCGTTCTTGGGTGGGGTCAACCGTGGCAAGGGCTTGGTAGTAAGCCCAAGCTACTCAAGAAAGCCGTCGAGGACGGGCTTGTGAGTGCTGACCATCTGCTGTTCGTGGACGCTTTCGATGTCTGGTTCGGCTCCAACCCTGAGAACATCCTCAAGTTGTTCCTGATGCAGTCTGACTATGACATCATCTGGAACGCCGAGAAGAACTGCTTTCCAAACGCGGACTGGGCCAAGGACCACCCTGCTACAAGTTCTCCGTTCAAGTTCTTCAACTCAGGGATGAGCATCGGCAGGATCGGAGCCTACCACACCATCTTTGAGCAGATGAAGGTGGATGAGTGGCCCAACGACTACCAACGCAAAGACAAGTCATGGGTGCATGTGAACGACCAGCATCACGTCATGGAGAAGTTTCTCTTTGGGCAGTGCTCGGAAGGAGAGCCAAAGATGGCTCTCGACTCGGGGTGCTTGATGTTCCAAACGCTCACAGGGGTTGAAGCGAACGAATTATCCATCAAGCATGGGCGTGTCTTAAACCTTTTCACAGAGACTTGCCCTGTCGCTTTTCACGCCAACGGCGGCAGCAAGACAGCCGGACTCATGGAACCAATTCTGCAAGCCTTCGATCTATGAAATCAGCTGAACTGACCTTTGGACACTCGGGCGACTTTGGGGATGTAGTCTTTGCGCTTGCCCTCGTTGAGCGCAGTGGAGGAGGTCACATCCGACTCTACGACCGACCCTACACCAAGGCTATCAGTTCGAGGGCTGGCGTGATTGTCCCCCTGCTAAAAGCACAGCCTTACGTCAAGTCAGTGCAGATAGCGGAGCCAGATGAGAGCACTATCGACCTCTCCAAGTTTCGGTCACACTACCAGCCCGACCGCACGCTCCTCATGTCGCAGTGTCTCTACGCTGCCAGAGCCTATCAGACACCAGTGGTGCGAGGTGCAGAGGCTTGGCTGACAGCAACACCAAGCAAAGCTACCAAAGGCCGAGTCGTTATCGCTCGCAGCCCACGCTACCACAATGACAAGTTCCCGTGGGAGCGCATTCTAGCCCATTATGGAGATGAGTGTATCTTCATCGGGTTGAAAGAGGAGCACGACTATTTTGCAGATTCGTTCGGGCCTGTAGCGTATTTGAAGACTGACAATCTGCTAGACGTTGCAGAAGCTATCGCAGGCTCAGACCTGTTCATCGGAAACCAGAGCAGCCCGAACTCAGTAGCCGAAGGACTCAAGCACCCTCGCATCTTGGAAGTGAGCGAGAAGCAGTGTGATTGCATCTACCCGAACCACGGCGTCCTGTGCTACGATGGCTTTCTGAGTGAGCTACCCGCAGCAGGTGGTAAAGAGCGTGAAGTCTTTGAGAAGCCGCCCACATTCAAGAAGCTCGACCTCATCATCTGCCCGCCGAGAGGCTGGCGCTACCCTGGACTGCCTACAAGCACTCATGCGAACGTGCTAGTGCCTCAAGTAGCCAAGCACCTCAACATCTCGAAAGAGGAAGCCCTTCCGCTGATGTACGACTACAACTGTCAGATCAACCCTGAGTTCTTCAAAGACCCAGCATCCGAGGCAAAATACGCCCGAGTTCGGAAAGCCATCGCAAACGCACAATGAAAATCATCATCCCCATTGGCCCCAAAGACGCCACCAACCTAAATCTCCTTGTCCGAACCATCGTTTCGCTCGGGGAGGTCAAACAGCCTATTCTGATTGTCACCGTCCCGTCGCTCCTGACCGAGGCAGCACAAGCACAGGAGAACCTGCTGAAGGTCTGTGAGCGAGTCGAGCTTGTGGACACAGGCGACGAGTTTGCAGACGGCTGGTTCATGGGAGCCAACCGCATGTTTCACTGGGTCGCGACTCACCTCCACATGCAGGAGAACAAGCATGGCTGGCTATGGATGGAGGCTGATTGCTGCCCCCTGCGTTCAGGTTGGTCAGATGCCCTTGAACAAGAGTATCGTGACGCCAAGAAACCCTTCATGGGTTTTGTCCGTCCTCAGAAGCACAAAGACGAGAAGGGCATCATTTATTTCAAGGCAGGAGACAACATGCTGGCGGGAGTGGCCCTTTACTCACCTCAGATGCTTACAGATCAAGAGATGCTGCCACTGTTCAATAATTTGAACATATCGCAGAGGAATGCTCACCCCAAGTATCCGTGGGACATCTACTTGCGATGGAGATTCTTCAAGCGGGGTGTCCATGAAACCGCGCTGATGCATGACAAATGGCAAACGCTCAATTACCGTCGTGAAGGAGGTCAACTTGTCTGCGAGGCTGCTCCTGATGCCCCAATGGGTACGGCTACGGGCGGTGTGATCCCTAAAGCTGCTGTGCTTGTTCACGGGTGCAAGGATGGCACGCTGCAAGAGTTGGTCATCGCAGAGCACTCGAAGCCAATCGCTAAGGTTGCTGCCCCGAAGACAGTGACATTTATCGTCGGAAACAAGAGCGACATTACCAAGGTGGAAGAGGTCATCCACACCCTCCGCACCGAAGGCATCAAGCCACGGGTGGGCGACATCGCCAAGAGAGCTGGACTATCGGCTGCTGATACTAAACCGATCCTCGACCAACT